CGCAGCAGGCGAGAATCCTTGTTATACGAAATGCGACGAGTCTTGCCAGAATCCAGCGCACCCTTCAGAATGTTGATGGCGTCGTGATCTTCCCACACATCGCAATCGTCAAACACCAGAACGTTCTTCTTGTCAGAAAACTTGTACAGCAGAGTGAACAGACCGATAGCAGAAATCGCGCCCTTGACAATTTCAAAACGCAGGGGCTTACCAGCCAGCTTGTCGAACATGCTAGCTTTTTCCATTTGCGTAGTGACGCCATGACTCTTGCCGACACCCGGGGGGCCAGTCACAATCATCGCACGGATGTCACCTTGAATGCAAGCCTTAGACATTTCATCCAAAACTTCGAAACGAGTCTGAATCCGATTCATAGCTTGGTCGTCAGTCTCAGTAACAACCTGAACAACGGGTTGTGACTGAGGTTGCACTGCTTCACCGTTGACGAATTGAATATCAGACATAGAATCAACCTTGATCTTGACTTCATCAATGGCAACATCGAAGTGCCCCTCGTTCTTCACGGTCACGTAGCTACCCTTCTTGCCCGTCTGAAAGCCCTTGACGAGGGTAAAAACTTGACCCTTGACCGGCTTGTTGCGATACGAACCAGAGATAACGCGAATAGTAGACATTAGAATTTGCTCCGTTGCTTAACTGTCAATACAAGTATTATATAACCGAACCGATTTATTGTCAAGATACGTGATAGATGATGCCCTGATTCGTCTGAACCTTCGTGATGCCGTCATTGGTCCAATCTTTCTCAAGTAGAGCCAGATTCTTTTTGTCACGCACATTGCCCTTATGCACCTTGACACGAATCCACTTTTTGCAGTTAGTAATGGTCACTTCTTCGCAAGAGAAAACCATTTCTAGGGCTACCTTCATACGCTCGGCTTTGATCTTTTGTGCATCAGTGAAGAGGCTGGCGTTTACTGCACTCTTCATCCGAGCGACACGGGCAGCGAACCATGCAAATTGCCCGGCTGCTTTGTATTTAGAATCGCGTTCTTGCATATAAGATCCGTCAATTAACTGTCTAAGATTCTATCTTATGCCCAATTGGATTTATTGTCAACCTGTAATAGGTTGACAATTTAGATCAATTAAATGACGCCGTCGTACACTGCATTTCGAAAGTCGGCTTCACTGCCCGCAAAGAGTGATGCGAAAGCTTCGCTTTTTAGCCGACCTTGGGCCTTGCTTCGCCCATATGCCTTGCGAAAATTATCCTGCTTAGAGCATTGAGCAATCGCATAAACTACGCCTGAATCTAGCCCACGATAGGCATAAGTGAATCCGCCGCGTGGGTCAATGTCGCCTTCAAGATTGAAGTTACGGATGTGAATAAACTTAGTTTGGCTCATTTTTGTTTCCTTTAACAAACGTTGATTAAAAACACATTTTACTACATGCCAGAATTACTGTCAAATATTATAAAATCTTATCACATAAGGATGCCCATCAGTTAGAAAAAATAAGACCAAGAAAAAACCCGATCAGTACACCAACCAGAACAACTACAATGGTTGCACCGAGCACTTCTTTGACGATCTTGTTAACAACAGCCATTTGTCGCACCTGCGAAGTTAAGGTTGTTACGGTGAGCTTTTATGCGCTCAGCTTCGCTGCAAGCCCGGCGTGAAGGAAATCCATTTCCTTTTGCTCGACATAGAAATCCGTATTGGGATCCCAGTACTGACCTTCTTTGGGGTCGTAGTACAGAATGCGGCCGTTGCAATAAACAAACGGACCTTCAAGTCCCTTACGAGGACCATGACCTTTGAAAATATCTTCGGTGCGACCCAAAACTCGAAAGCCCATAAAGAACTCCTAAGTACTGACTGAAAATCTATTATAGAGTATTATGGATTTATTGTCAAGCCAAATTCAGCTGGACTTGCAGGCCTTCCCAAGTACCAGAAAGACCAACAGCACACTGGTCACCGGCGCCTTCACCACTGCGGGTGAATTCTAGGGCGTCAAGCGCCTTTTGGGTTGCGGCATTACATTGGCTAAAGTCGCCAACACCCCAGCGAATCTGTTTGGCCGTGGCATAGAAACATGCAGCACCGACAATAACACGGAAACGCTGAGTTTGCTTGAAACGCTTCATGATCATATTATACTCCGTTAACTAACTGTCAATACAAGTATTATATTACCGAACCGATTTATCGTCAACCGAATTCTGGATCAGACTCGGCAAAGGTAAGATTGTTCTCTACGGTTAGGACCCAGTCTAAGGGGACATTGAGTTCACTTGCAACTAGCTCAGGCTTGACTCCTTGCTCTAGGCGTTCTTGAATTTCAAGGTACAGATTACCAATCTTGCTCATGTGATGTCCTCTCAGAAAAATGAAGTATAACTTATTTCACATTTATTGTCAATTAAGTTGCCACTTCTCACACTGGTAGAATGAAATATCATCTAATTGTCTCGCTGTTAGTTTAGTCATGATATCTATCTTTCCTACATTATGAAAGACCATGTCCCACACTGAAAATAACGTATTGGCTTTTTCTACTGATATTTGATGTAACACATAGTCACTATCGTGTAGCCAATAATCAACACTTCTTTTTCTTGAAAGGGCTTTAATAGGAGTAAGCGACCGATAAGTTTTTGAGGATACATATGGCATTGCATTTTTAGCTGACCTCATTGAAGATAGATGGTCAGCTATGTCTTTAAAAGAGATATCATATTCATAGAATGAGGGGAGTGTGGCAATCAATGGCAAGAAGTCAGTTGATACGTCAAGACCGTTACCATGCACAAAAGTGTTCAAATCAGTTCTGAATTTAGTAAAAGGTTTTCCTTGCAGAACCATTAGCATTAACTTTTTGCTGTAGAACTCTCTGACTTTAGTAGCAGACGCATAATCTTCTTTAGTTAGCATTTCTACTAATCTAACATCAGTGATAGAACCGATCCTGTATGAAGGATTTATTATCGTGCTTTCTTTACGTAGTCGATGCCAAGCACAGCTTAATGCCAGTGCATCTGTGGGAAATGTTATGTTCTCTTTTTTAGCTGGGAAATCCCATGAATCATCTAGTAGATCCATACTTGATTTGAAATTCTTACTTATTAGCATACCTTGTTTATCCTATGGTGAAGTCTTCCATACCTGCAGTTTTGAGACGTACTAAATGTCCTAGCATAAAGTTCTTAGATTCTAAGCCCTTCATTATGCCTAGCCAGCGATTTCGCAGTAATGCGACATCATTGACTAGGATCTCCATATCAATTACCTCATCTTCGCCGTCTACATATTTCTCAGCATCTCTGCTAGTGAGTGCCCGGTTATACGACTCTAAATACTTTTGAAAGAACTTTCGGCGAATCTTTCTTAATTGAATGTTCAAGAAATTTAACACAGCTTCGATTTCTTGCAAGCTTGAAAAATGATTTTCTGTTACTCCGGGTAGGCTAGCAATGTTTTTTTCAACGTTGCCGTATATCTTAACCTCTTTTTTTGCCGATTCTAACTCTAATTCATAGTGCGAAATAAAGTCCGGAATAACTGAAAGGTCTTGTGTTATTCTTGTATACCAAGCCATTTAATTCCATTCGTCAAAGTCTTCGTCTTCGTCAAGGTCTTCGTATTCTTCTTCAGTTTCGTGCTGCTCACGGTAATACCTCAATGCATTCGCAATATCTTTGTCCCTGGGAAAAGATTCTTTTATTTCGCCAGAGTCGAAGCCGTTGTCAATTAGTAAATTGACTAAGGTATCGGCTGCATCTTTGCGGTCATTAAAGTCTACATGAATTTTTAATGCTTCCCAAACTTCTGCTACTAAATTTAGACTCATTCTGTATCCTCCTCTTCTGCAGTCACTGGTTCTTCAATAGGTGAATTCAACTGACTAGCTTGCACTTCTTGCATTACTTTGTCTAAACATCCAGCTTCATTAGACTCCCACCCTTTACGGAAAAACTTTAAAACTTCTCCGTCTAATGTAGTATAGACTAAACGGTTACCTTCTTTAGTCATCAGGCCCTTACCGTCAAATAAATCCAGCAAACCTGAGTACGGGCTCATTCCGCTGGAATATGGGATTTTTACTTGTACACTTTCAAATGGCTTAGCGTACCGAGTTTTCATGATCTTGCATGCACTGCGAATGCCACGAACTTCTGAAACCTTGTTACCATCTTCGTCTTCTTTAAGTTTTAGCTTCTTCATTGCAACAACAATGGAACTTGCATAAACGAAACCTTGGCCACCTGAGATTTTATCATCAGGGTCAAACATGTCTTGACTTGCGTATGTATGATTGGTCGCAACTAGACCAACGTTATGACTACCAAACATGTTAACGCAGTTACGAACAAGACTAGTCAAAGCTTTGGGCTTACGACCCATATCACCTTTCATATCGCCCGCCTCAAACTGATTAACGTCAGTTGGTGTCAATAGCATACCCAATGAGTCCAGTACAAACAAAACCTTAGGCTTATCTTCTGCCGGTAATAGTTTGTATGACTTCATGAATTCACTAATTGTTTTAGCAACGTCATCAATCATAGCCATGTTTAGCTTTAATAATTTATCTTCGTCGGTTGAAACACCAAGTGCATGAAGCCAAGCTTCGTCTAGTGCATTCTCACTGTCAATTAAGACTACGAAAATGCCCTGTTGTTGCGCGTGCCTTACTAAATTGCCTGAACATATAAAAGATTTTCCCGATCCAGATTCTCCCGCGAAGACGGTAACCTTGCCTAAGGGTACTCCTTTATTGAAGTCCCCCGAGATTAAATAATTCAAGGCGTAATTGCCAGTACTGATCCAATCAGTGGGATCATTAAACCCAATGCTAAGTCCTTCTATTGACTTAGTTATATCTTTACGAAATTTTGCAATATCAAACGGTCGTGCCAAAATAGTCTCCTAGTTATCTTTGTAATCCTGTTGTATGCAGTCTATCACTAAATGATAGTTTGTCAAGGTAGTCTGGACAGGTATCCGCGATACGTTCTAATTCAAAATCGCTGGGAAAATGTCGCAGTACTCCCCTTGCTCGGTCTCTGACTAATGACGGAACCCTAGGAGTACGTCCAGGGTCGCATAGTTCTTCTAATAGCTTTTTGCCTTGTTTTAGGGCAAGGTAGCGCTCATCCGGTAGTGTCATGATGTTCTCCTTAGGAGAGGGGTCGAAACCCCTCTGTTTAATTTTAGCTAGCTTTGTTCTGGCGAGAACGAATTAGAGCTAGAATATCTTGTGCTCGGTCGCTGGATGCTGCCTTAGGCACTTGTACAGGTTGTTCTGCGGGAGCAGAATCTTCGTCCCACGGTGCAGCGTCATTGCTCTTAGTTTCTGCTGCTGTGGTAACAGCTGGGGCTGCTGCTTCACTGGGGACGTTTGCGCCTTGGGGTGCATCTAATCCATATGGCCTGTAGTACTGGCCCCAGCGGCTGTTGTCGAATGGCTTACCATCTACGCTAGCTTCGAACATTTCCTTAATTACTCGCAATTCAGCTTCAGACGGCTTCTTGGGCAAGAAGTCAACTAAATTGAATAATCCATGAGTCTCTATGGCTTCGCGCTCTGCTTCAGTTAACGGAGACTCTTTACGTGCCCAATTACTAGTAGAATAGTCTGCATAACCGCCCTTAGAAGCCTTCTTAATATTAAAATCAAGACCGCGCAGATAATCAGTTGGTAGTTCTTCTAGTTCAGGATCCATCAAACTAGACTTGATGATCGTAAAAATTTGAGGGCTGATGATGAACCGGCGAATAGGATTCGGTGGAGTCTTGTCTTCTGCCATTGGGTTTATGCGAACGAAGCCTTGGAACAAATAACTACGCTTCTTCCAATACTTGTTTGCCAACTCTTTGAGAGTTTCATCCTTGTACCATGGACGTACTTCTGTTAGAACTGGGCAGCTTTCTCCCCACATTTCCATACAAGGAACTGTCACTAATGTCTGTTTGACATTCATATCGCCAACTACGCCATTAAATGGTAGTTTAATTAGCTGACGTTCGATCCAGAAGAATGGGTTCTTAGTGTCTTGATCAGGAAGATATCGTACCGTAGTTGTAGTACCTTCGTCTGCGTTCCAGTGTGGATAGATTGAGTTATCTGAGGAACCTTGCGTTCCCTTTTGTTGTTTGTTGTCTTGCGCTGATATGCGAGCGCGAATTTCTGCTAATGATGCCATGATGTTTTCCTTATTTCATTAAGTTGGTCTTAGGTTTACCTAAATATATAAATTCGCCATCTCCCTATGAGATGACTAACTAATTCAGTATAAGTATACGCTACTTGCGGTGGATTAGTCAAATGTATTTATCCCAGTAAAGCAAAACCTCACATTAATGTGAGGTTTTTTGAGAAGTTATTTACCCAGTAATCGTTTTATACTATCAAGGTCTTTTTGCCCTTCTGCTATACCCATTTCGCCTCGACGCATGCTGCGATCAGTATAGTCATCTTCCGGAGCTTGATCTAAATCTCCATCTAAGCTTGCATCAGTAAATGATGTCATCCAAGCGTCTTGAAATATCGAGTCCTCTGGATCATAACCCAAATGTAGTGCAACTCGGTCGCCCATCTGTTTAATAGTTTCTGCATCTTTACCTTGATCATACAACTTGATTAATACACCTGCAATCTTGTCTTTCATTTGCTCGTACTTAGTATAACCGGGTTCATCATTCTCCGCCACACCTTGCTTGGCAATGCCATCGAAATTCTTATCAATGAATCGCTGGGCATATCTCTGCTCCAGATAAGGGAAACCTTTGACAAATGCTTTTGCGTGACCCATAGCAAGTTCAGGAGTTTGCCAAACTGCGCCACCGAACCAACTTGGCTTGCCAGTATTTGCATCCGTTACTAAAGCGGTATATCCATATTCATGTTGTCTAACTGATGCCTGTAGTGGATTATTTTTCTTAGCATGAGCGATACGCTGGTCAAGAGAGCCTTCCGCCACACCTTGTTGAGCACTATTCGCTACTATTTGTGCAGCATTTTTCAATTTTGGCAATACCATTTTTACGAAGGCGTGCTGACTTCCCACTGAACTTTGAAATTGTCCGATAACGTCATTTATTTTATTAACGTCGTTACTTACAAATGCGTCTAATATGACTTTCAACCATCCCTGTAAAAGTTTGGCATATTCGTTATCAGGAGCAGCATTAAGTTCGTTTGACATCGTAGAGGCAACACCCTGCAATTGCTGTAATACCTGCCGATTTTTAATACTACGGGAAGCTTGTCCCCAAATTTGAATCAACGGATTTTGTCCTTGGTTTTCTGATATACCTTGCTGACCAAACGGATATACCTGAACCCACTTGCCGTTAACGTTCTTGACGTACTTCTTATTATCAAACTTACTGCGAATTATGCCTGCTTTCTTTAATGCGCTTTCTTTTGAATCAGCCCATCCGTTTGACCTAGCTTGCCCGCTTTGCGCATGAGTCCACATCTTTTGCTTCATTCTATTGGTATCTGGGTCTACGCGATACCACATATCTCCTTCGTCGGTTGGATCATATGCTTCCGCCACACCTTGTTTTTCAGAATCTAAAGTTTCATTCATTCCTGGAATTCTTCCCATGTTTAATGCAACATGTTCTGCTGTTTCAGGACTAAAACCTTCTGACTCTAATTCATCTATAATTTCATCGTAACTATGGTCAGCATCAACCCATTGATTCAACCATTCTTCTGCTTTTTCTATTTCATCCCAATTGGGTTCATTTTTACCTTCATTGGTGCCAACTAGTTTACCTATATTGTTATTCTTAACTTTTTCAGTGGGCCCCAATTGACCTGCACGCTTTTGATTAGAATCTAGTCCTTCACTTAACCCCAACTCATCTTCTAATCTTTTAGCAATAAACTCGCCGGCGTCGGCGTTGTAGTTCTTTATATCTCCCTTAGTGAAATAATAATCCCAAAGATCAGATTCTAAATCATAGTCTAAGTTGCCGCCGCGCTTAAATTCTTCAACTGCTTCGGGATGCCTTGCTAGAATTCTTTCTAAATCAGAACCTGAACTCCCGAGCATGTCATTCTCACTTATTGCATCGGTGCGTTTTTGTAGGGCAGCAAGTCCTTCTTTACCGCTAATATTCTTTTCTTTTTCCTTTTCTAGGTCTTTAGTAGTGACCTTCCAATCACCGCCCTTTTCCTTGCGCATTATTNCTGCTGGAATTTTACTTTTGTCTACCGCGGCATTTTCATCAACTGTGTCTTCAACTAATTCATCTGCCCATTCAGCTAACTCACTGACTTCTTTCATTTCACCTAAACTTTTGCTTAGTTTAGAAAGAATTGGCATTACACTTTCTATTCTCGGGTCTAATGTTTCTTGCACAAACAATTCATTCAAGCTAGTCTCATCACCGTCGGTTTCCATCAATGCAGGAGTGTAACTTTCAAAGTAAGTATTATACCCACGTTGTCCGCGCAGCTTGCCTAATGTTTCTCGTAAACTCTGATAATGATTCAGTCCAGCTTCAACTACCTTTTGCGCACTTTCATTGAATTGATTTCCCCTAACTGCGCGCACAAAGCCTGACATTTTAGTGTATTCTTCGCACAACGATTTAATATGATTCCACCTATCATCGTTGGGTACTCCACCCTCAGCTAAATGTCGTGCGTATATCTGCGCAATGCCTGGTCTAGTAGTGGGTGCTAGTATACGTTCCCCTTGCGTATTTTCTAAATAAATTTTAGCAATATTTCTAAAGCGTTGTTCGCCTTCTTGAATTTGACGGGTGTGCTGTAACACGATCTTAACGGTGGGCACATTGTCATTATAACTACTCGCTTTGCCCATTGCGTGATACCCCTCGTTAACTTTTTGTTCTTTTTTCATATGTGACCTTTGTGCCATATCACTGGCTAAATGATTTCTGTTTCGTAAGTCGAAACTTAGCTGGTGCCTCAATGCCCAATTTTTTAAATTCTTTAAAAATCCCATCCAACTGTCGGTGTAGTCCGTGCCAGACGTGTTTTCATCGCCGCTATCTGACACATTATCATCAAAGTATATTACCAATTTTTGAAGATTGTCGATAGTTATCCAAACGTTACCGTGATCTTTGCCATTTTTCTTAAACGTAAATTTAAAAATTTCAGCATTTTCTGGTACTGGAGTTTTTTCACCATCTGAATCCAGTCCGACTGGATCATATCCCCGAACTTTAAGAAGTTCGTATATTTTTTTGTTTAATGAGTCTGAGTTGATAGGCATATATCTATTTATCATCCAATCACTGCAAAGAACGGCAATGGTTGTATGATATCTTCGTGGTCTCTTATATGTGTTTCTAAATTGTAATGGTAATCGCTTAGCACCTGCAACATTCTTACTACTAATAATGATGCCATAACTAAGTCATCTGTTTCACCTATCTTAGCTGCATAACTTCCGCCGCTGGCTACAAAGGTCTTAAGTTCGGACACCAGGCTTTTGCTATAGATAGTCATCTTCTTACTTTCTATCAACGTTTTAAACTTAGCGCATGCTGCAATTTTTACTCGTTGTGTAGTGTTAAATCCTTTGCGTTTTTTGCCTGGCTCGCTTAAGAATACACCTGCAATATTGCTCTCACCATACTCGTTAAGTGAGATTAATGCTGCTTCACCTATACTATTATTTTCAATAGAATAATATATGTTATCGGGTTCATTTGTGATTTCTGCGATATATTTGGTTATTTCTGCTAACAACTTGATTTGATTTGGAATGTCAGTTTTATTGTGTCTCCACTCACCTATCTGTGTGGTGGTATTCGCTTCATATATTTCAATTGCTGCAGGGTCGCCACCTGTACCTAGGCTAGGATCTAACGCTACGCAATAGATATTACCTTTCTCTGGTTTTTTATACCATCGGACTTGCCCCATTCTAGATGTAGGTTCAATTCCCTCAAGTAATATTAATGTATTGGGGTTAATCAAGGTTTCTTCGGCTATAATAAACTCGCATTGGATTTCTCTACGAAATTTATCATCACCTAGTTGTGATCTGATTTGATCAGCCCATGCTTGGTCTCTCCCCGGTTGCTCTGTATAATGCGCTCTATAAGCTTTAAATCCATTAACACCCAACTCAGTGGTGTTGCCATACTCATCGATGCACTTATTAGCGCCTTTCCAAATAAGTGCGAATTGGTCCTCATCGCTGTTTGGGGTACTTGTGATTATAGCTTTACCACCAGTTGCTAAAGTAGGTGTGATAGAAGTCCAGAACAACTCAGCTATGGAAGGTCTAACAAACGCGAATTCGTCTAGGTAAAGTAATGAAATACTCATACCACGACCTGTATTTTCTGTCGTGGTAGCTGATACAATTCGCGAACCATTCTCGAAATCTAAGGACCCCTTATTATAAGTGGTCACGCCTGCTTTGATGTGATCAGGGCAAGCTTCATACGCATAACGAATACGTTGCATAATTTCTTGCGCACCTGTATACTTGTGTGCAGCAATAAGAATCGTGCTGTCAGGCACAAACATAGCATACCATAATAGATAACCTGCCGCTGATGTAGAATTGTGACTAAGTATGCCGTTAGAATAAAAACGATGCCCTTCACTGCCTACTGCTAAATCGTACATTTGCTCATATTGATCAGTAGATTCTACGGTTGACACAGGAGACAATCCATTAATGGTTTGAATTAGCATACCCGGGAGCAAATCTTTTACGAAAATTTCATTCATTGATTCATCAAATACAATGTGTGTGTCAGCACATTCTAACACTTCCCCACTGCATAGCGTCATCTTATAAACTTGGTATGGTACGGTCTGTTTTACTTCTTGTATAGGTTCCCATCCTGTATCGGTTTGGACAGACCATTCATCATCGTCGATCGGCAATACTTCAGTAAATTTTCTGTTTATTTGGTCAGAAAGGTTATGCATTCTTGAATCACTTTTTCTTTGTTAGCTTTGAATTCTACTTCGGGTATGTGTAATACTTCATATCCGTTATCAATTATCAATTTATCCCGTATTGCTTCCCTTGCTGGATTGGCTCTACTAGTGGGAGAATGCCAATATTCACCATCAAATTCTATTATTCGTTTTTTAGCCAAATCGATGAAGTCCGGTCTAATGTGCGTAGTTCCTAGATTCAAAAAATACTCTTTATTGGAATATGTTTTCATATCTTCTCTGTCAAATGTCGCAAAATACACATTAGTAACATCGACATGTTTAATAATCTCACTGAACAAAATCTGCGAAATTTTTGAGAAATTATTTTTCTTGAAGGATTTAATCCAGCGTTCAGTTTTCAATGCATGTCTTTTTGCCCCTTCAACTTCACCGTATTTACTAACAAACCAATCTAAATCCCTAGCCTGAAATTTTTTATGCAACTGAGATGCTTTTTCTGTATCCCCGTTCGTCTCTTGTAACCAATATGCTATGTTGTTCTTGAATTTTTCTGGGTGGTTTTTTAATAAAGTTTTATGCTGATTGATTTTCTTCTGGTGTTTAGTATCATCATACCCGTTAACAAATTTCTTGCTCCATGGGCTAAATTTTCCGCCGTGGTCAAATGCCCCATTCTTTTCACCTGAAGTTAGTGCTACTTTGGTATCGCATGTTATTTTAGTAATTTTATTAGCTAAAGCCATTTCTTGTATTGTCTTATACCCGTGCATCTTGGCGTGATCTGGGGTGAATTGTCTGGTTCGTAGACTACAAAGAGGACATGTAAGATAATCTATCCCTTCCATTCCCGTGTACTTCTGTTCACTAGCGTGTTGCCGCGAACATGTTGTGGAACAAAATTTCTTAGCTGGATTCATGTCTGACATACTTACTGAGCAACACGGGCAAGTTTTGGTTAGCAGATTTGGATATTTCTTGTGTTTTGCTGCGGTTTGTCTACATGCCACTGAACAAAATTTACTTGTACTACCCGTGGCCTCAAATTCTGTACTGCAAGTATTACACTTGATACTGCGATATATCTGGTAATTCGGTTCCGTTTTTCTTTGCTCTTGTGAATTGGTAATATACGTCGATGGGTAATTCATATTGGGTTCCTGTTTTATTGTTACGTATATTTATACTAGTATTACCGAGCAAACATTTTCCACTCTGTCTGGGCATTAAGCTAATACTGAATCTATAATTGTGATAGGTGTGAATTAATCTTTTTTGATAGTCCCACGGATGATACACCATCGAGCCTTTTGTAGGGTGTTGTATATAGAAAAAGTTATCCATGAAATATAGATAACCAGTCACTGGGTCGCAGCATTTGATAAAGTCGTCAAGTTCTTTTTGTGTATTGAACTTAGTCTTTATGTAGGGCGTTTTTACTAAAGAAGGGGATCCACTCATAATACGTATTTATATGGGTAAACTCAATTAAAAGGATTTTCGCCGGTGATGTGTGGCTTTGCAAACATCACTTTCATCCATTTAGAATCACCAGGTCTGAGATTATTATCACTGATATATTGTGCTTTTTTGGCTTGTAGTTGAGTATCGATTGGTGCTGTTGACTCACCTGTAATTTTACCTGACCCGCTTAAACGTTTCAATTCATCATGTTGTCGCAAGGAAACCCGAGGATCTTTAGTCGTCGGGTAGTTGACTGATTGATAACTATTTTGTAGTTTGGCTTGTTTAAATGGATCGAACATAATTAATTAGTAAGTTCTTCCCAGCCCAGCTGCCACAACAAATCTGCATTGCTAGATGTGTATGCTACGGCAAGTGTTAGTGTGCTGGGTGTACCATTAGCATCTCTCCATAGTTGTAATCGTTTTTTAATATCTTCGCTGATTTCAACTTTATCTCTACTACTAGACAACCCAGCATATACTACTCTTCCATCAATAATAGTGTTACTGTGTATAGCACTTTGAACAACTGATCCTGCAACATTGCTCCAACTAGTGGTAAAAGTAGCATTCTCAATAATTTGAAATTGACCATATTTAGCATCAACGAGCAATATATCAATTTGTGCCGGTATGACCACTGCGTCAGGGTAAGCCGGATTCAATCGTATACTGCACAGGGCTGTGACAGTATTGGCACTTGAAACTCTAGTGACACTAGTACCATTAGTAACATACCCTATTTTAGTTGATGGTGTAAACCCTCCTTCAGAAATAACAGTGCTACATATTTGTTTCATTGTGCTATTACCAGTCGTTGCACCGGTATTTGTTATTTCATATCTTGGATTCAATGTTGCAGTTGTCATGTAAACAGTTGTGTTTCCCGGCTGATTAGCATGTTGGAATGTGTGACATACAACAAATTGACTGTTGATTACAAAACCTGCACGAACATTGCCTACACCCAACCATTCAATGTCACACCAAAATATTTGTGTCAATGTTGGGTCTAAGACAATACCTGACAGTAATGTATTTCCATTCCAATTAGCTTGTGGTATTCGTTCTTCAACTACTACCCCTGTTGTACTACTACGAATAACAAGATTAAGAGTAGTGCCTACCGCTTCAAAATAAACACCATTACCAGTTGTAAAATAACCAACTCGTTGTCTTAGATTTTCTTTAAGAGTAGCCATTGCAAATGTGTTCATTGTTAATAAACTTTTGCCTGGCTGATATGCCTGAACTGTTTTAGATTGTCTAATCACACTACTACCACTAGTAGAAGAAACGTTTAAATTAAATGAACTTTCGTTTTGAACATAAACTACATTACCACCTGTAGCAGTGATATTACTAAATTGATCACCGTCGATGTAACGATTTTGGCTGTCAAACAATGTGTAGGGTTCACTTACTCTTAAACGCCCAAATGCATCTAAGTTAGTTCCGGTTATTGCAACATTCGCATTGACATTTCCAGATACTACCCATGGACTGGTGCTCTGTGTAACTTCTATTGTTTGGCCTGGGTCAATGGTGATGTTTCCGGTAATAGGTAATGAATTACCTGATACGTCAACATTGCCAAAACTGACAATACCAACATCACCCACTGTAATATTAGCATTCGCAATTTGCACATCCGTACGTACATATACGTTTCCGGATACTTCGTCTAGTGCTAATGCTTGGTTAACGTTTCTTAAGTACCATGGCTGTACGTTATTTGGGTCTGGTTCCATAAAATACTCTCTATAAGAGAGTATTTATCACCTTATTTGATATCCAATGGGCGAGTTTTAGTTGCTACGATGCAATAGAACTTTTCACGCACTGGAGTTAGTTCTTTGTCTTGTTCTTGTGATGGTACATTAATATCAAATTCCATTGTTTGAAACATGTCTAATGAAAATCCAGCACGTTCTAACAATGCTATTAGTTGAGTCTGCCCAAAAATGCTATAATGATTTAAATTGAACTCATGTTTTCTCTCGCAATCGGGGGCAGGAACTTCAATATATATTTTACCGTATTGCTTTAGTACACGATTGTATTCCATTAGTGTAAAAATTGGATATGGACTATGTTCTAACGCATGCCGCAAGAAAATAAAATCTACACTTTCGTCATGGTATCCAGCAGATTGCGGCAAGAAAGAAATATCGTATTTCTTAATGACATGTCCTTTGCTCTCACATAAAGAAACATCTTCGGGGCTTAGTGTTACTCCAACTAAATTAGTGTATTCTCTGCTTTTCATTTCATCTAAGAAATAACCAGGACCACATCCTAAATCTAAAATACTAGAATTTTTTGGCAAATTAAGAGGGTCAATGTATGTTTTGACTACATGGTTCGTTAATTGCTTATGGTAATTACTCTCACCTTCTGCATAAATGTGTGCAGTATATAAGTATTCATTGTAAAACTTTACTTTAAGTAAATCTATAGTATTGTTGATATCAATCATTGTTGATCCTATTTAAACAATACTTATTGTGTTGCACGACCATCTAATTATTTTTTATAGCCTTTAAAGGGTTTGAACGGACTTGTGGTATTGACGTTAGGTAGTTCTTGGCTTCGCAAATCACCTAAATTGATATCTTGGTATTGTGAGCCTACTGCCTTGAAGGCTTGCATCATCATTGCCTGTTCTTCTTTGGTGTAGGGTGCAGCAATATCATGCCTGCCAGCCCAACTTTCTCCATCCATCATCGGTAGAGTAGTCCCGTCAGTGCATGCAGCTGCCATACCGATTCGGTTTAATTCATAGATTCGGTCGGCGAAATTTGCGTCTCGAAATTTAAGTAAGCCGCGTGTAGCAAATTGTTTGCGCTTGCCTATTTTACCTATTTTAGCTTCATTTATAAATTCTGAGGCTCTCATATCATTGTCCCGCAGTAGTCAGTAGTCCAGACTGATTAAGCATTTGTATATTTTCATACCCGTCTACGCTAGACGGTGAACTTAGTAAAGCGTCAACGTGAGTAACTTGTGCAGCCACAAAATGTGTCAATGTTGCGTCAACCAACGGAATAACTAAAATACGTACTTTTTCGGAATCTACATCCATGTCGTAAGTGCATACAGGATCGCCATCAAATGTTGTTCCATATGCAGTAAACTTTACACCACTGTTATCATTTTTTATTTGTGATGAAATAACAATATTTTGCGTGTCGGCAGTATCTTGATTGAATGATTTTATTTGAAATAACCCCTGCGTAAAAGTATCTACTGGTATCTCTAGTATTACTTGGTTTGGGGTGTCTCCATCAGTGTATGAGGTAGAAGTGGTAGTTGCAGTGTACGCTAGGTTAGAAAAGTTGTTGTTTATTTTCTGAAACGCAACTCGTAACGGATCTCCTTGCCCATCGTTCGGGAGAGTACCTGTATTAATGACTTCGGGTGTAAACATAATGTAGTTCCATGTTAGATGTATTTAGTCTTCTAGTTACTGTTTGTGTCATCGAATATTTTCTTTTGCTTAGTGTACCAATCGATCCAATTAGCCACTAAGTCTGAGCATTCATGATATTTTTTGTAATTAGTGTTTACGGTTTTCATCAAATCACGTAGTAACACTGGATTCTTGGATAAAGTAGACAATTCAGGGCACTGAGCTAGTAAAACTTCAGGAGCCTCAGGGAATTTCTGCTGTGCTGGAAGAGTAGAACATCCGGACAGCAGAATTATGGATAGCAATAAGATTTTCATTTTTTAGTTAATGGTAATTCGATTGCATCAGGAATTTCAATTTGCAATGCTGAAGCGTCATGCGCTTTGATTAAAGATTCGGGCATAACGCAAGAGTTATCATACATCTTTACCTCACGCTCTATGTAATTGTCTATCTTGTCAGCCTTTTCTTTAATAACTTGTTTTTTAGTAATGACTTTAGTGATTATTTCTGTATTAGTTTTGGATGCTTTTACTTCAGCTTGTATTAGTTTTATTTCTAAATCTTTTACTTTGGCTTTCCATATTTTATTTTCAACCAATGCGCCCTCTAAGAAGGATCCAAACGCAGTTAAAAGAATACTACCTATTAATATAGGGGTAACATACTTTTGTATGATAGGCAAAAATGAAGAAAGTAGACCCAATAAAATTCCAATCACACCTAAAAATACTAAGGTATGTATTAGACTGTCCGGAAGAACTGATAGTATCCACATGTTACTATTTATCTACACGAAACCTGTCAGACAGTATCATCGTTATTGCAGCCGTGGAAAACCGAGTACTAGTACTCGGTTTTGTTATTTACACTGCCATGGGCGCTTTTAACTGGCCATGTGATTGATAATCAATCAATTTAATATCGTCCATTGTAAATTTATCAATGTCTTTCACTTCTGGATTCAACCACAATGTGGGAAGTGGGTATTCAGACCGTGCTAATTGCTCTTTAACTTGTTCAACGTGATTTTTGTAGATATGTGTATCACCTGTGCTAATAATCAATTCACCAACTTTCAACCCACAGTGATGTGCGATCAAATGAGTCAATAAAGCATAACTAGCAATATTAAATGGTAAACCCAAGAACACATCGACACTACGTTGGTACATGTGGCAGCTTAGTTCTTTATTCTTGTTAACATAGAACTGGCTCATTACATGACAAGGTGGCAATGCCATTTGATCTAACTCACCTACGTTCCAGGCGCTTAAAATATGCCTGCGACCATTAGGATCTTTAACTAATCCATCGAGCAAGTTTGATAATTGATCTACTTCTGATTTAGAAACTGCTAATTGATGGACACCGTTAGATACGTCACTGAACTCTTTTTCTTCCGTATATTTGACCCAATGACGCCATTGAACACCGTAAACTCTGCCCAAGTCACCTTCGTATTTCGCTCTTGGCTTCCAATACAGAGAATTAGCGTTTGGTGTCCATATGGTAACTTTTCCGTCTGGGTTACCGTGTGTAAGTTCTGCTAATCTGCGTTCGTCTCCGCTCCCCTCCAGAAACCAAAGTAATTCAGCGACACAAGCTTTCCAAGCAAGTTTCTTAGTGGTGATGGCAGGAAATCCTGTACGCAGATCAAGGCGAAGATTATATCCAAACACACTATAAGTGCCAACACCGGTTCTATCATCTTTTAATTCTCCGTTATCTAAAATATACTTCAATAAGTCGTGATACTGGTTCATTTACGTCTCCAAATTTCATATGTGTGATCTGCGTGTTCTTCTTTGAACCAGCAAGTAAACTTTTTTACTAATTCTACTAAATCGATAAAGGTGTCGCAAGTATATGTGGAGTACGTCCTAGACAAATGCACCTCATCAATCATATGAAAGCATGAGTTGACCAAACTCGCGCCACCTATTAACCAGGCATCTTTATAATTAGCTAACTCAGAAATTTCATTCACTATAATGAAGTTGTCAGTTGACTGAACCATTTTACTAGTAACCACGATATTGGTTCTGTTTGGTAAAGGTTTCTTGGGCAAACTTTCCCAAGTTAGCCTTCCCATGACTACTATTTTTCCGGTAGTCAGCATTTTGAACCTAGCTAGGTCACCTTCTAACTTGTCCCACGGTAATCTAGATTTATTACCTATTCCGCCATTGGGATCAGAAGCGATTATCAACTTCATAGTTTCTTTAAAAAATGATCAGTTGTTGGCTGAACGGTTTCTGCAATGCTTTGTACATTTAATATAAATTCTATGCTCACTAATATATGGTCCAACTCATGTAGCTTTTTGCTAACCACTTCTTCTATTTGTTCTGGGCTCAATCCTTGTTTGAACAGTCGTTCGACGTTGATAGTTTGTTGCTTTTTATCTTCAAGTTTTACGACTATTTTTTTTAAAAATTGCAAAGGTATTCTTTGCTTATCAACATCTTCAAGAATATGTTCCCATTTCTCGATAAATTCAGGAGACATTTATGCAACTACTTTTTTAGTTCGCACTTTCTTTGGCATTGATTTAGTCATGACTGCAGGAGTAGACTCAGTTACAGCAGCTTTGGGAGTAGCCTTGGCTTTAACGGTGGTCTTGGTTGCAGTCTTGGGTGCGGCTTTAGCTTTGGTAGATGGATCTAATGTGCTTGCTTCTTCCATTAATCGCTTGGCTTCAACTAATAATCCTTGTGCTTCACGTTCCATTTTTTGTGCTTGCTCAATTCGCTGTCTAGCTAAAGCCTGATCCCCTAATAGGTCCCCGGTAGTAGACACTGTTTCAGGTTGCTTGCCGCGCATTTTTCTAACCATACCAGGATCTTGCATGCCCATAGACTTATCCATCTCTGCCATGCGTTTTACCGCAGCTTCACCTTGCTGCATTTCATCAAGCAATACATTAAGTTCGCTTAATTTAATTCTTGTGTTCGGCGACGGAGTCATTACTATGCTTTCAGTTTGAACTTTCTTCAATTGACCTTCAGCATGTAGAACTTGCAGTATAGACCTACCATCTTTCGTGAAAGAACGATTTAATGCGTCTGCTAGGTTCTCGCTGTTCTGTCCAATTTCACTCTCGATGCATTGCATCATAGGGTCGTGTACATTCTGATTCAGTAGCTCGGTGTATGTGACCAAACACATATGCGTTTCTCCCGGAACTTCTCGAAAAATTACAGCTACTTTCCTATCCCCATTCTTACCCACGTGACGTAAAAAACTCATATCTATTCTCCTCGATTTTAGTTATTTACTACACGTAAAGTAGTAGAAAATATTTTACGACCAAGTTAGTTCGTATAGTGTGGCCTCGCTACCAAGCTCAAACGCAGGATAGGACACTTTTGTAAACCTAACAAGTGTTGGATCAGGTACTGATAAAAATCCATACCTACCGTGCAATGACTCACTGATCCAGTGTCGTGATTCAGGTGTGATTGGAGTTTTAACTATGTGAAAATGTTCTGGAACATATTCTACTTCTCTGGCATCAAACCATTCGAGTAGATTTAACTTATGACTCATTTAATTACCCACGCTTCATCTTTTGACATATGATCACTGTATATTTTGTGTCCGTTGATTCTAACCCAATCTACAATTGGTTGCGGTGTGGTTTTAAATAGCTCTTTAAGCTCTGTTAATGAAAAGGTGGAAGTAAATTCATAAATTTCATATTGGCGGTGAGAATTCATTCTCGCTCTAAGAATCAGTAGTTGCAATGGAATTGGGTTGGGCTTAGATCGCGATTTCTGTTCCTTCAACAGGTCCACAATCTTCTCTTTTTCCCACTGATCTATTTCTTCTTTTGCTTGATCTACATTAAAAATGCACTCAAGTCCTTGCACATCCCACATCGCCAAATAATGAGTAGCTGTATCGGTCATATCATGTTTAATAAACATTAAGGCGAAAAGGTAAGCTAGCTTACCTTTTCTGATTAAAAGTTTTTATTACTTTCCGTCGTATAGTGCCCACTGACCGAACGGGGGATGCGGATCAGGGTCACCATGAATAATCCATGTGGTGTCGCAATAATTTTCATCTCCCCAGCTGCCGCACGGGTAACCATCTGTAAACACAATCAGTCGGTTAGGCACATTACCTTCGCGCTTTAGATAATCAAAGATCGCATCAAAGTCTGTGCCACCGCCACCTGCTGGTTCATAGGTGTCAATCGTGTCTAGATTTTCACTAGAAAAGTTTTGTGGATTGTAAATCGCCGTATCAAAGCAAAAAATATGGACCTTATATCCGTCAAATGCATCCATCATACCTGCTACTTCACCCAAAAATGCTTGTGCTTGTTGGTTAGAAATAGAACCGCTCATGTCAAGCGCAACCACTACATCAATTTCTTCACCTGGGGTTTGACCGGGCAGAATCGCATCCATGTGCCAGCTACGGCGACTAGGGCGCATCCAGCTAAAGTCCGTGCGAATCGCACTAGTCAGGTTAGTTTGAATCAGTTCACGCCATGGCATGACCGGTTCAGTCATGTGCCTAATTAGGCGCTCTACTCCCTGAGGCAGAGTACCTGCTTCGGCAGTTTGTGCAGCATTCAGAATAGCCTGTTTAACTTCTTGCCGAGTACGTTCACGCTCTTCAGGGGACATCTTAGGACGCTTGCCCTTGCCCTTGCCGGAGCCATCGCCGTCTTGATCACCGTCTTGATAGTCCTCAGTGTCATCAAAATGATCATCAATCATTTGATCAACTAGCTGGTCAATTGAAATCTTCTGTACGTTCTTCATGAGGTCATCATAGATTTCCTCACTTGCCTTACCTTCATACTTTGATTCGTACAAACAAGGCACAGTAGTGATGAATTGGCCGACCTTATGCTTTTTCAGATCCGCATTAACCGTATAGTCGTTTGCAATATTCCAGATTTGAGGATCACGGTTGCCGCGTCGACCTAGGTGGTCATATACCACATGCAAAACTTCGTGACCCACCAGAAACTCTACTTCTTTGGTCTTGAGCATCATGATAAAACGGCTATTGTAGTACAACTTTAGTCCGTCGGTCGCGGCAGTACCACACCACTCGTCGGCGTTTACTAGTTGCAAGCGAGTGGCAAGATTACCAAAGAACGAATGCCGAAGCAACAGCCCAATACGAGCGGTGATCAGCCGTTCACGGGCCTCATGATCTACTTTAGTGTCAGTTGGACCAATAAGCTTATCGAATTTCTTATTGGTCTTCTTGCCTTTAGACTTACTAATCACATCACTCATGCAGACTCCTTTTAATATGTCAATACTATACTATAACTTCTATTTTTTGTCAAATTTACTGCAGGTTGCGCTTTATTGTACCATCTTCATTCACTTCTTTTAGAAGGTCATCCAATAGTTCCCCGTCTAGAAAATCATCTAGGTCATCTACTTCATCTGCATCAAAAGTCACTGCCCGTTTGAAGAATTCACCGGATTTGACATCTGCGGTGATCTCCTGGATTAGAAGATCAAGTTCTTCTTGAGTTCCATCAAAGTTATCGAAACAACCTGGCATAAACGTAATTTCAATTGGATTTTTTTTATCTGTCATATATTTCCTTAAAAAAAGGGTGAGATATCTCACCCTTTGAAAGGGGATGAATTAACTTCCCCGGAGTAAACAATCAATATATCCTGATTGTTTGTGTACTGTTATTTTAGTCAGCAGCACTGACAATATAGCGACCGTACTTCTTGTGGAACGTGTCAAAGTTTTTCAGTTGACTAGGTTCGATTGGCAGCTTATACGTCTTAAGTGCAATCTTTGCGCCCATTACTACTAGCTCGGTTTCAAAATTTAGCATCATGTAATTGAAGAAGTGATCAACCATCACATGAAACTCTTTGCTATTGACTCGCTTGTTATCTAGAGCATCCTTGAGTTCGTAGCACATAGAAATCGTCAAGCTGTACATAGCCGACACTTCCTTGACCTGAAGGTCAGTTACCTTACCACTAAGAATATCGCTAGGCTCGGGCATACGACTTGCAACCTTACGATGTGCCATGAACTTAGTTGCTAGTCCGTCGCCGACCGCGCCTGCTACTAGCACACGGTTGATATCATCGTCCACCCCATTAGTTTCATCTTTGATCATGTCACTGACGAAGCACCAAGAACGGGGAGTAGCGAAAGCTCGGCTAGAACTCTTGCTATCGAAGTCATACAGGTCTTGCTTTGCAAAAGACAGATAACCAACCACATCCTTATGAATGCCCTTATTGACTGCCCATTGCTGCCATGAAGCAAAATCGGGACGCATTTCAATATGAACAAATCGATTTGCTAGCGGCATGGGCATACGATAAGTAACGCCCTTGTCACTGTCACGGTTGCCTGCTGCAATAAGCACTACATTATCGGGCAGCTTGTACTTGCCGACACGCCGATTTAGGATAAGTTGGTAGCCCGCTGCTTGTACTGCAGGAGGAGCTGAATTCATTTCGTCGAG